TTATAAATGCATTTGGAATAAAAAATTTTCCTCCAAATACTATTCTAGAATCGAAACTCAAATCACCACCAAAAAATAATGTTTTAGAATCTCCTGTGTTAACCACACCACGTGGAGATCCTACAAATTGTAATCCAGGTAAATTTTCATTTATTGAGGTAAGCCTTTTTCTAGAATTTTGCATATCAAAAAAATCATTAATATATTCATCATCATCAATTTTCTGAGGAAGTATTCTTACTTCTGTACGAGTTGCGGATATTTCTTCTAACCAATATTTGTTATCTTTTATGGTTAAATCAGGTAGTATACCAGGACCGCCAGTAACTCTTTGAACATCACTTGGATTTGTTTTGTCAAAAACTTCACCTGTAGTTTTACCAAATACTTTTCTATCATTTTTAATCAAAAGTGTGTTATCAGAACCAGCAACATATCTAAGAAATAAAAATTTTAAAACAAACCTACCTCTGTCATATCCATTCTGTCTAAGAATAGTTCCCGTATTCATTCTTACTTCAGGTCCAGCTCCATTATCAACTACCGTATAGTCAACATCATCTAATATAAATGATTCTAAAAAATTATTATTTTCATCATGAATTAAAAGTTGTATGTGATCTTTTGAATTTGTTAAAAACTCACCACCCATGTAAACTTTAGCATCACTACTTAAATTGACAGTTCTTTGTGTAGTCATCAAGTCTGTATCGGTTTTTGATAATCGAATCATTATTCTACTGGCTCCCCATCTGGTATATCATCTAAGACTGCATCTGAAACTGCTTTTATTCTACTGTAATTAAAATTTTCTCCATAAAATGATGCTGTTGTTGCAAATATTCTTTTTTGATTTCCGTTTACTAACCATTTTCTAAAATCTAAAGCATCTGTTCTAGTGAGTACATCTCCATTTTCTATACCAGTTGGTAGGTTTTCTGCTATTAGTAGTACAATCAACTCTTCAAATTCTCTGTTAACTACAGAGTTTAAAATACCTCGGTCATATTCTGGATACGTATTTGGTCGTTGTAAAGATTGTGAACTTTCTTTAACAAATAATTGATAGTTATCCACATAAGCTTTTGCAGAGTCATAATCAGATTCTCCTATACCAACACCTTCTAATTCGGTCTTATTTAACTCTAGTGGCAATCGTGTGTATGGTCCTGTTTGACTTCCCAATAACTCTGACTTTTCTATACCCATTCCAATACCAAGTTCAGGATCTCGTTCTATAGCTTCAAATGAATACAAAACACCTTCGGAATCTCTAAATCTATTTAATGCATAACCTATTAACTCATCAATATGTTGTGACCTAAGATTATTTCTAAACCCATTATAAAAGTCTAAAGTTTGTAACTCGTCTATAGTATATGGCATTATATTGTTACCTTAAATGTAAACCCCTCATCAAAATACTGGTCTGTTTCATCAACAGTTCCACTACCACTTTGAATCCTATATTCTAAAGTGTAATATCTTTCAGGTTGATATCCATCTAGCCAAAGATTAAAATAGTTACCACTTGAATCACAACTGAGTAATGAACCACTATCGTAGGGTACAATTACATCATGTGTTTCGGCATCTCTAATTGAATAATAAGATGAACTAATTGGTAGATATTTTACAGTTAAATTATCTGCAGAGGTTGAAAATGTTTTTGATGGAAATCGTTCTCTACCAACAAGTCTAAATTTAACTCTAGAGTTTTCCTTATACTCTGGTCTCAGGCCCTTCATGTAAACAACCATATCTTCCATTTCTGAACCATTCAGAGGTGAAAGGGTACCTGGTACATATTTAGAATCATTCCATACTGTTTCTATTGTTGGAGGATATTTTGTGTGGGTATCGGATGAGAAAAATGACAAACTACCAAACCTTGTTGTATTACCTTCATCTGCTCCACTACCAGTGCTTATGTTACCAATACTACCACTTCTTTTAACCATAAATCCATCATTTGGTATTGTACCTTCTAACCACTTATTGACAATATCAGTAACATTCATTCTTACATCTGAAGTTCGGTGACTTAAAGAGTGTGATGCTTCATATCCACTTCCACTAAACCAAGAACCACCAGATGAACTAACTTGACTATTCCATAATGTGCCGTCTGTTCCTCCATCTTTGTAATACCAACTACATCCTTCATCGGTTATTGGATTGTCGTAAGAACGACCATCACCCATAATCCAAGAACCACTAACAGGATACGCATGTAAACTCTGTGAAGTAGCTAATGCTTCTGGCTTGGCATCATATAAATTTAAAAAATATGATGGATTTGTAATAGTTCCACTATTAATAGAACCTGATATCATATCTAAATCAAACTTTATTACTATCCTACTAGAATTTATAGTTTCTCCGCTATCACTAACGTCTTTTCTAACTTCTATTATCTCATCCATACCAGAGTTTAAACTACCGCTGGCTTGATATAAAGTTGAATCTTTTTCTGCGAATGTAAAATAATGCATCTGTCTACTCCACTATACCTAAATTATCACCAACTACTTTACCCTTAATATCTGAGTTAGGAAATTTAACTTCAAATATACTAGGATCTAATGCTGGATATAAAATTCCACCTTTTAAGGAACTTTCCATATCATATATGTTTCCGGAGTAACCTTGTCCTACATCAAATAAATTTTTGACAACAATTTGGTTTTTTAGTGGGTTGTCTTCTGTTGGAGGAACTAAAGACGCAACTCCATCAACTAAAGATAGTTCATATGCAATATCACTCAACACAACTGGTTGTCCTATTTGCCATCTATCAATATCAAAGAAATCTTGTACTGTAGATACACATCTTAAAAGAACATCATTTTTATTAAACCCAACTTTTGTTAGTATTGAAAAGTTTACTCCTATATTAATAACATATGCGTTTTTAATATTGACTGCATCCGTAATCATTCTGTATTGTGATATGTATGTTTTTAAATTTTGTTTTGTTGTCTCGGTTAAAGTTCTTAATTTTCTGTTGCTATCATACCCAAGTGTATACATATTAATTGCCAATGGATTTGGTATTTTATTAACTTGTAATGACTGTACAGTAGTACCGATATCTTCTTCTGTTATAACACGTTCTAAATTATCTAGCATTCCAGCTCTACTAAGTTGTTCATCTTGTACAAAAGAAACTTTTGCAACATTACCATATTTTGCGGGTAATGAATATGCTCTTATAATATAATCATCCTTTGTAACTGCTCTTTGTTGTGATTGAAAATGTGCAAGTGCGTTTTCTCTTACATCCTTGACACTTTCACCAGAAGAACCACCAGTAGCTGGTCTTGGATTTGAAAACGATACTGAATCTTTTGCATCTTGAACTATTGAATCTGATAATAATGCACTTTGTAATTGAAAACTTATATCAGTTATTTGTTTAATTTCACCTTGATTTACATTATCATCTATACCACCACCATATGCATATTTTATTGTAAGTGTTGTATTTGCTGGTGCTAATCCAAATGTACTTGTTTTCAAAAAGTTACTAGGATCGAATGCAGTAGTTAAATATGTTGGACTACCTGGTAAACTAGAGCCAACATTTGTCGGGTTTGGAATTATTTCTTCATCAGGATTATCTGACGTTCCAGAACCAAATCTTAGAACAGTTTCATCGTTTTCATTTATGTGTGTAGAAAACCTACGAGATACTCTTTTAAGTTTCAAAATATAAGGAGCTAAATTACTATCTCCTGCAGATTGTGGATCGTTTGATACATTGTTTTCCATATCTTCAAAAATTGTATCTCTTGCAAGAGAATCTACTTCATACCATTTATTACCATCACTATCGGTACAAGATAGAATTTCTATAACATCAGGATTACCCAATCGTACTTCACTATATTTTTCAGGAGAATTAAAATTAAAATATTCTGTAATTAAGTCTCCACTTTGAGCTTTAACTTTTTTCTTTAATAAATATTTTGTAGGAACACCATTGTCTGATTCAAACGTTGAAATGGTCATCGGGTCAAACGAACTTGAAAATTTAAAATTTGCATCTTCTGTTGTTCTAAATGTTGTTGCAGTAGATGGAGCCTTTATAACTGCACCTGCAGGTACATTCAATGAATACCTAGTATCTGGTTTATTGTTCAATGCTGGTACAGTTTGAAAAACATCTAACACTGCTGTAGCCGCTGATGTTGTTCTTGGTTTATATCCAAAAGACTGAGCTATATTATAAACATTTCTTTTTTCTTCGGCATACGCTAACATAGATTCTCTAAACTGTGAATCTACATAGTAAGAAAGAACATCACCAACGTAGGCTGCCATTTCAACAAACATCATACCCGGTGAGGCTTCATTAAAATCATTATATGTATTAGGAAAATACTGTTTGGCATATTCAATTAAATTACCCTTAAAATCGTTAAAATCTTTGTTAAGATAATTTACTGTTTTTACAGAATCTTTTTTTACAGTTGTTCTTGCCATTTTCTTTTCCTATTAATATCTAGTTGCTGTATAACTAGTGTCTACTGTGATTTGTTCAAACGTTTCTGGATTTAAAGCTGTAGAGTATTTTAATTTCACAAATATACTATTTTTATCATCAGATAATGTTGCAACATCAACTATATTTATGTAAGGTAACCAAGTAGATACAGCACTTTTTACTATATCTTCTATTCTACTTGGTAACTCATCATCTCTTTGTTCAAAACACAATTCTCTTAACCTACAACCAAACTCTGGTTGGCCTACTCTTTCACCTGGATGGGTTAATAGTAAGTTTCTTAGATTATGTTGTGCTTGTTGAAATGAATTTTTAGTCATCTTAAAATTGTTATTATTGTCTGACCTTAGAGGAAATGACAAGCCAATATATGTGTTGGGATCTATATCTATTTCTTTAGCACTTCTTGGCATTATCCAAGTCCTCCTGTTTTTGGTTTATTCAAAGCTTTCATCAACTTACTGTAATCTTTTGTTAATGCATTTGTTACGTGTTCTGGAACATCTTTAACTGTCTTGCCAGCTTTTTGTAAAGTGTCAACTGCTACCATATCACGTTTTCCTTCTTCAGTTTGACCATACCCCATTAATTCAGACATCCTACCAGAATCAAAAGCTTTATCACCCATCGTTGGGTACTCATCAAAATTTGTTTGTTTTTTACTTAAACCAACCGTTTCATTTAAGACACTATTTAACGATTCGTTTTTAGTGTACTGCACTTCTTCTATGGGTTCGAAAACTTCTTGTTTCATGATGTCAGTTAGTACTGGTGTACTATCTGTTGAAGTTGTTTGTTCCTTTATAAATATCTTCTTAACTTCTTTTTTTACTTCTCTTCTAACTACTTCTTGTATTACTTTTACAAGGTCTTTCTTAGTCATGATAACTCCTATACTTTATTTGTTACGTTTTTAACGTTTCTAATTTACTTTCATCAGATTCAACTTGTTTTGCTCTCTTTTTAACTTGATTTTTTAAATTTTCAGCTTTTTTCTTAGATGCTTTTATTTGTTTTAATGCAGGACTTTCAGTTGGTAATTGAAAATTAGGATCTGCAGTCATTATACTTTTATTCAAATATGTTTCATTTTGAACTGTATCAACTATCGCTGGTAAATCTTCTCCCAATGCCGTCTTTACATCTTTAGCAGCTTGAACCAAAGTAGCAGGATTACTAGCTTTTCCTATAGCACCCATTGTTTTACTTACAAAACCAATTAAGTTTTTTAAAAAGTTTGATATCTCTTTACCATTTACAGTAGGTATATATACTGAATTTGGATCTCCCATTTTTATAGTTTGTCCTGATTTTGCGTTTATAAAAATTTCATCACCTTCAATAACCACATTCTTTTTCCCTTTTATATATATATCATCAGATTTTATAAATACATTTTTTCCTTTGATTTCTCTACCATTAAATTTTTGACCACGTAGTCCATTTGAAGTTAAATAAATTGATGAGTCATCATCATCTAAATCTTCTGATATCAACCCACCAGCTGCAGAACCACTATGAGCTCTCATTTTTATAGATGGTGCAAAGTTAATGCCTGTATCAAAATGTATAGATTGTCCATTTCTACCTTCATATGCAATAGAACCTTCTTTTAGTTCTATAGGCCTTACAGTTCTTGTTTCAAATTTTTTTAATTTTTGACCATCAACTATATTACTATTAACATCTCCTGTTCTATTTAAAATACTTGTATAATAATTCTGTCCATCATGTTCTATAACAGAAACTTGTTCTCCTTCTACAGGAACTGTAGTTATATTTGGCCATTGTGGTTTAACATCTTCAACATATGCTTTACTATTTACAAACTCACCATCTACATAACCACGATTACTAAGCTTATCTAACTTTACTTTTCTAACAGTTAAAGCTTCAGATTCGTGATATAAGAAGGCAGATGATTGAATTATTTTTTTTATATAACGACTGACTTGAGTTCTTGCTTCCGGAGACAAAGCAGACAATTCTCTTTCAAGACTTAAAGTGTTATCAACTCCTGTTTTTTCAATAAAAGACATTAATTACCTTTAGTTACATTATCTATCTTTTTGTGAATTTTGTCAGACTCAATTTGTATGTCTTCTACCATATCTTCTATACCAGACATTAATTGATTTTTCTCTTCTTCCGACAACCCATACTCATCTTCAGAACCAGCTTTACCTTCAGCAGAAATAAGTCTCTGAACAATACCAGCCATCTTAACAAGTTGGTCATCGTTCTTTACATTGATTTCAAGATACTCTTTTATCATTGGTACAATCTGTACAGCAGTATCTCCATCTTTGATGAATTGAACAAGTTCTTTTGTTAATACATCAAGTTGTTTTCTGTTGAATGTTGTATTGTCGTAAATGTCTTT